GGAACGTTAAAAGGTAACGAATAGTAACCTAAACGCCTATCATCTCCATAACGCATTCTAAAAACAGAAGAACTATTATCTTCTGAATCCGTTTCAAGTAAACTATTCAAAGGAATAGGTCTATTTATAACCTCGAATTTATTATATCTTAAATCTGTGATTGACTCCCCATTTATATCTGTGTCCCTGTCTAATTCAAATTTATTATTACCTTTTGACTTTAAAACCTTTTCTAACCCTCCACTTTCTATAGCTATTTTAACGGTTGTTTTATCTGTTTTATAGGTGCTAAAATCAAATGAACCTATAAAATAATCATACGGTACGCTAGTTTTAGGGTTAAAACGTATTTCGTACATTTCAACATTTGCCTCGATATCCATAAAAAAATAAGCGTCTCTTAAGAATTTAGCTCCATTCTTTGTGAACTCTATATTTTTAGAGAAAGTTCTGGTTTCTGTTAGGTTTTTAGGGCTTCTAACGTACGTAAATTCAGAATCTTGCCAATTCTTAGGCTCTACATTATTATCTAAACCGTCTAATTCAATAACTTGCTTAGTATCTAGGTTAACTAATTTATATTTTTTTTTGTTGTACATTATTAAAAGTTTAATTTACTTAAAAAATCAAGGTCGTCACCTATTGAATTATTGTTATTTAATATAATTGGAGTTTTATGTTTCTTAAAAGCATTAATTAACCTATCTGTTTGCGTTTTGTACTCGCTTACTGTTTGCTTTCTTTCTAATTTAAGTAAACTATTTATATTTCCTTGTAAGCTCGCCATCATAGTATGGTTATTAAGGTTGCTTATTAAATCACTATTACTTACACTAGATAAATACTCTTTTGCTTTATTACTACTAGCTTTATGTACCTTATCCCCTTTATTCATGTGAATTAATTGATTCCTTTGTTTGTAAGCTTCTAAATTACCGTTTTTTCTTTCAATTAATTCCACGTAGTTATTTCCTTTTGCGTCGTTAATCATTGCCGCACCTTCATAAGTACCTTGTAAATGTCCGTCTTTAAACTGTGGTATTGGTGTTGTAGCTGCGATTGCTAACTGTGCAGCTCCTATAGCTCCAACGGTGATTGCCAACGGAACATTACCAGTTTTTAACGCATTTACTATTCCTACTGCTGTATTTATTAATATATCGGTAATTGCTAAAGCTTTGTTTATTTCCGCTTGCTTCTTCTGTTCTTTTCTTCTTTTTTGTAATAACTTCTTCTCTCTGTCTTCTCTGTCTTTTTCTGCTTTCTTTCTTACTTCATCAGATAGTTCTTCGTTGCTTATTATTTTATCGTAATACTCATTGTTAGCGTCTAACTGCGCGTTTATTGAGTCAATAGAACTGTTGTAAAAAGCATTTGTAACTTCTCCAATAACGTCAAGTGATGAAGTCGCAATATCTGGGATATCTTCGAATCCGTTTCTAATACCTTCAAAAAACTTATCAAATACTTGAGAATTTGCACCTGTAAATTGTTCAATTGTTCCCGATAAGTCGCTAAAAGCATTTTCCAACGTCTCTTTGTCTAACTTAATAATTTCATCGTCTTTAATTACCTGTTCCCTGTATCTCTGTAAAGCTTCTTCATCGATATCAATTTCAGGATTTATTTTTAAATCTTTTTCAAACAAATCATTAAACACTTTACGTAGTTTTACAGATGTTTCAAGAGCTTTTTTAAATGGATCAGTGAGAGTTTCTATTTTTTTATAAGCCTTGTTAACACCTAAAATTGTATCAATTAAATCTTGATTCTTTTTAATTTCCTTATCTATACTGACACGTCTTTTTATATCGTTAATAGTTAATTCTTCTTTCATTGAGTTAAGTCTCTTTATTTCTTCTCTTAACTCTCTTATAGATAAAGCTTCTTTTTCGGTGTTTAATTTATTTTTATTATATTCTTCTTGCGCTCTTTCGTAATATGCTGTTATCGCTTTTTCTACTTTACCGATTTGTTGCTCTAAAATAAAAAATAAATCACTATCTTTTCCAACTTCTTCTTGTAGTAGTCTATAACTATCTACAGCAGCGTTTAATTCGTTGATACTATTCTTATCTAATTCTAAAAACTCTTTATCTAAAGCGTCAATGTCTTTTGAGTTTTGGAGAAGGTCGTTAAATGCAGATAATCCACTTGCAGGGTTTAAAGATTTTAGTAATGTAGAGATAAAAGACCCTTCTTTTGGTTTTTTTGCCATCACATCATAAGCATTATTCAAACTGCTAACCATCGATAGTATATTTGTAGATACATCAAAAAATAAATTCGCTAAATCCCCTATAAATCCACTACCTACACTTACTTTTAAATTTTCTAAGGCAGCGTTAAATTTTTCTTGTGAAGATGCTGCCTCGTCTAGTATATTGCCCGCAACTGATATTTCTTCCTTTGCTATGTTCGCGACTGCTTGCACGAAATCTGGTGTTTTCTCTAACTCCTTGTTTAATTTAGCTGCTGAAATACCTAAGTTATCAATTCTTAACTTACTTTCTTTCGACAAACCTTCTACCAACGAATCTTTTAAACTGTCTACACTTCGTCCTGTCTGCGCTGCTCTTACTGCTAAAAACTCAAACAAAGTATCTGTTTGTTCTAAAGATATATTAAAATTGTTAAATTCATTTAAAGACCTCTTAATATCTAAGTCAGACAATAAACCTCTTGTACTTCTTTTAATTTTATTAAATGCTTCCTCACCTTCAAACCCTAATCTTTTAAAAGCGAATTCAACACCTCTCGCTTCTCTTGCCAGCTCTAAGGATTCTGTAGCGAAATCAAAAGCTAAACGAACTCCCTCGATAACACCGAACGAACCTATCAACCCTTTTGTTAGATCTGTAATACTACCTAACAACTTCGGGTAATTACCTACGTTTTCTTGAAATCTACCTACGCTTTCTTTTGCTGATCTTACAGCTTTATCATACTTTTTAAACGCTAACTCGCTTTGTTTTAACTCTTTTTGTTCCTTGTCAGACAATTTTAACCCTAAGGCTTTTTTAACGTTTAAATCTTGTATAATTCTAGCTTCTTTGTTTCTTAAAGCTGATGTTTTTTGCAACAAAGTAGAGAACCTACTACTAATAACCGCAGTTTCTTTTATTATTTTGTTTTGTTGCTGCAATTCAACACGTTGTTTTACTAAAGCCTTATTTAAATCGGTTTCAACTAATTCTAGTCGTGCGGTTATTTGTGTTAAATTTCTTTGTTGTTTCTGCCTTTCTCTTGTCTGTTCAATCAATAGGGATTGACTTTGTTTTATTTTTTCAATTTGTTCATTAACTTGATTAGGGAAAGAAGCTTTTTTTATTTCATCCGAGAAAGTTCTTGCAGCTTTTGAAGAGTCGACTATCTCTTTATTGATCCCTTTTATTTTATCAATAATTTTGTCAATCTCTTTTTGTATTTCTTTTACGCTTTCAATATTATTAGCCATTTCTATCTTATTCTTTTATATTTTTAACCTCTTCCCAGTACGCAAGCCATTCCGATACACTTGTATTGTGTAAATCAATTGCAAAACCAAGTATTTTATGTAATTTCGCTTTTTGCTCTTGTAAAGTCAAACTAACAACAGGCTTGTTATTAATCCTGTCTAATTCGTCTACTTTTCTATTTAATTTGTTTTCAGAACCTTTAATGTTCTTTAAACCTCGTTCAATTTGTTTTGAAATATCTTGATTCTTGTTTAACCTTACACCGAATTTCTTTAACTCCTCATATATATCTACCGTATCTTCTTTAGGTGTTTTGAGTAATAAATCAAGAAGCACAGGTACAAATATTTGTTTGTTTTTTAACAACTCTATTTCACCGATTAATCTATAATACCTTAATGAAGTGTTTGAAAACGTTAATTCACAATACTTGTTGTATAGTTTCTCCCAAGTTTCAGATGCTTCATTTTCATTCGCTATAATTCTATCAGAATACAGGAATTTTAATTCACCTTTAAAGCATTTATGAAAATTATATATAGGTAGTTCGTCTAAATCTTGATAGAGTTTATTTTTTTTATTGACCATTTTACTAAATTTGTTTCAAATATTTCTTTGTCTATTTTCTCTCGGTTTCTTTCTGTGAATGAAAACATACTTGGGTGATCTTCAATTAAAACTGGGTACTTATCATCTATAGAAAAAACACCTATGACGTGTTGATCTGTGAAAATTAAATCCATTTTAGCGGTCAATCCACCTGTATCAAAAAAATTATATCTAGTTCCTTTTATCTTTGGATATCCTTTACCATTCCCGTCATATGTAGATGAATATGTACCTAATATATTACCGTCCCCGTCTACACCTTCACTGAATAATTGCTTCTCTCGAATGTAATCTAAAATACGATCTTTTTGTTTTATTGCAATTTTTTCAGCTTCTTTTGGTAGGTCGTCCCTTATTTTTTCAAGTTTATTTATCAATCCTTCTAACATAATACAAATATACAAAAAATCTACCCGTAATATTTCACAGGTAGATTTAAGTTATTTAGTAATTAAATTAAAGTAATGTAACTACTTGATATGATGCTGTGTTACTTGTATACAAGCAATCCCCATCAACATCTACTACACCGTCTAAAGACACCTTTACTAAGTCACCAGCAGATAAAGTGTATGTATCAAATGTCAATGTATATCCGTTAACCCCTTCAACTCCCGTAACAGTTTCATAACTTCCGTTGACAGACACTAAAAAAGATAAATCTAAAGAGCTAATGCTTGTCTTTCTTCCTCTGTCAACTACTGCACTAACTGCAAAACTATTGCCTCCTGTGCTTGGTAAAACAGTGAAGTCAATATATGTTTGAACTATTGGCTCAATCATTGCAGGATCAAATTCTAAAACATCAGGAGAAATAACGACAGGCTTATCATCTAATTCTTTGTGATCTTCAAATTGAATCATTAAGCCTTGTGATGCTGCATCTGTTCCCTGTGTGAATGTTTGTAAATCTCTAATAATCGAGTACGCACCCATACCACGAAAAGAACCGTCTGCTTTGTATTCAGTACCGTAAATAGTACCATTTGAAAGCATCAATACTCTTTTATTTCTTTTACCTTCTAAAGTACCAAGTAAAGCATTGAACCAAATATTTTCATTAAACATTGCTTTAAACTCATAAATACCCTCAATCGCCTTTTCTTTGTAACCTCTTGGTGTTGTAGAAGTCTGTACTTCGGTGTTTTGAGCGTCAAAAGAAACGATATTTTTAAGTATTGTTAAATTTCCGTCTTGTTGTACTTGTTTAACATATGCCTCTGTTAAATCAACTGATCCATCAAAAGTAATATCATACGGTGTTACCCATAGCGTGTCTATGTCTTTGAAAGGAATAGGACAACCCTTATTAACATTAAATCCTTTTTGCTCGCCTAATCCGCAAGCACCCTTATTAATAATATCTTTTATTGCCATTTCTTTTTTAAATAAAGTTTTTTAATTTGTAATTTTTAGCTAACTCTTTTGTTAGCTTCACTTCGTCACCTTTTTTTAAGGTAACTACTTTTTTATCTTTATCAAAATAGGAAAACCCCATCTTAATAGTATATTTCTTTTTTACTTCTGCCATTTTATCTCTCTTATGCAGTTGTCGTTAAATTCTACTTCAATCTCTAATTTTAAAGCGTCCCAAGAGTCCAGGCTTTCATCGCTATAATTAGGGTATTTTAAAATATCTACTTCGCTAAGTAGTCTAGTTACATTTGATTTGTCTATACACTCTACCAATCTATCTGCTAACGGATTTAATACATAGTCAAAACTCCTTATATATCTGTCAGAGTTCAAGTACTCTTTTGAATCTTCAATGGTAGATATAATAAACACGCAATTCTTAACAGTTTTTTTAGTTTTAGTATTGTATTTTTCATTAGTTGGTAATAACCAAATTAGTGGATAAATAGAACTCATGTACTCTTTTTGAGTTCTTAATAATTCGTCTTTTGTACCCCAGCCAAAGAAAATACTCCTTTCGTTACCATTTATAAGTAAAGAAGGAAATAAATTGACTAAATCCCTTAACCTGTGCTCTGTAACTATCATACACCGAAAGAATTTAAAGGTTCGTATTTCTTAAAATTATATCCTTCAAAATCTTCTTTATGGTCTCTTAGATAAGTTTCAAGTGTTACAATTAAATTATTATCCTGTTCGTTGTAGTAATCTATAAAACTACCACAATTACTAATATACGGGTAATTATCTACTGTATAATCGTCTTGATACTTAGTTAAAAAATCATTATAAGCGGCAATGTATTTCTGTGATGGATCAAAGCTAATTGATTTATCTGTTTTATTTACTTTTTTAACACCTGTAGTAGTGTAATAACTATTATCATTTTCCAAGTATTTACAGTAAATAAAAGCAGATATCAAACTATTCTTGTTATAACCCAGTAAACCATCAAACCTATATGTAACCTCATCCTTAACGTAGTTAGTACCGTTCACCAAATTATACCATTTTTCGTTCCCCGCATCTTCAATATTTGGTAAAACGGTTTCTAACTCATCATACAACTCAACACTTAAACAGTTAATTGAAAACTCTCTCTCATAAATATCAATAAAGTATTCTAAAGATGTTTCTGAATTGTTATCACCTTCTAGTCTAACACTGATACTATTACTAGTGTTTGGTATAAAGTACCTACCTTTTTTATGAAATGAGTTGTCTGTTAACATTGTTATTTTTGTTTAGTTGGTTTTTTTTTTGTTGTTAATTTTGCAACACCTTTACTAACTATTAAAGAAGCTAAATTACTTTTAAAAAAAGCTTTTTCTTTAGCTTTGTATGTTGCAAAATCACTTGTAAAAACTACTTCTATCATATTAAACAGTACCTAACGTTGTTAATGCTGCTGAAATAGACGTTACTTTTCTAAATCCAGTAGTGTCACCGTTTTTGATTAAAAACAACATTCTTTTTCTAGCTTTTAACGTCGCCATATCTTCAATAGCTTGTGCATTTACATATACTTTCTCTAATGTAAACCCTTCTTTTTCATAGATAGTAGCAAAACGACTATCACCAACAACCATTTGATCATCTAAAATATTGTTATCAATAATAATTGCAATACTACCGATATTCATTTTATCAGGAAAAATGTAATTGTCGTTCTTATCTTTTTCTAAGTGTAGTAAATCAGCTGTGTTGTCATTCATAACCACAAAGTTAGGAGAATATTTAGAACCTCTATTAAAAGTAATATCTGTCTTTACTTTTTTAGTTAAGTCGTAAATATTAGGAGAAGGAATACCCGCTGCAACAGCTGTATATTCAGGAACGTAGTTTATTAACCCTTTAATATTATTTCCTGTACCATCTGCATTAACTAAATCGTTATCAATCTTAGTTTCCATATTGACAGTTAAAAAACTTTCTAACTCAGCCGCTGCCGAAACCTCATCTTCGCCGAACTCCTCAGAAACTGGTAAAGTATCTCCGATCTTTTTCAATTCAACAGAATAAGATCTAAATTTAGCTGTAGATTCAGGGAATTGCGCACCCTCTGCAACCGCAGCAGCTGCTCTTACAATAGTATCTTCATCCCAATCGGTGTAAGTTATTTTACCCGCATGATTACCACTAGGAATCGATACTTTTCTAAAAACATCATAAAGACTTCTTTGTTTAACCCCTAATTGAGTTATACCACCTAAAACATATTGACTGTTACTGTCTGTTATTGAGGCTCTGTATGTTGGTGCTTTTAAAGTAACTTCTTTACCTGTACCTTTAACTAAGGATTTTAACTCCTCTTTTTTAAACTTAATTTGACTAAGTAAAGTCTCTTTATCTTTGTTTCTCACTTCTTTACTTTCTTTTAATTCTGTGATTAATTCAGCTTGATTCTTAACGATATCCTCTAACTTATTAAAGTCATCCTTAGAAATCAATCCTTTTTGAGCTTCTTTGATTGTGTTTAATTCGTTTTGAAGCTCTTCTTTTGTCGCTCCGTTTTCGATTTTAGTGTTTAAATCAGCGATACTTTTGTTGATTTGATCCGCCGCTTTTTTCTCTGCTTCTGTCATGTTTAAAAATTTAAGCTTTTATAAAAATTAATTAAATTGGAAGTGCTGTTTGCGGCTTCCTTATTTTCGTTTTGAGTGTCTTTAGACGGCTCAATTATTCCTGTTGCTGGGTTACTTCCAAATAATACTAAACTACTTTCTTTTACATTCTTGGCTTCTAATACTACCCAGAAGTAATCTATCTCTCCATGATCTTCCTTATTAGCTATATAAGGGTAGTATTTATCATAATTCTCTTTTTCTTTAACGTCATCTAATCTATCAGAATTAAAGCAAGGTAATATATTTACATACTGCATTCTTACAGATGCTTCAAAAGAATAACCGTTATCTAACCATTCTTTAGCATCTTTATTGATTATCCTATCTTTTTTAACCTTGTATATTAAACAATAAGTATCACCTTCATAATCCTTACCTAAAAGAGAAAAAGGTATTTCTAAAGTAAACATTTCTATATCTTCCTTTAAGGCAATTATTTCACTTCTTTTTAAAGTATGATCAAATACTAAATAAACCTTCCCCTGCTGTTCTTTAGTTGTTTTCTCCCAGTTACCGTCAAAGTGCATATCCTTATGGCTGTCTAGTATTCTAGAGCTATTAACAACAAAATAACGATACTTCGGATCAAGTTTTATTTCTTTGTTTATAGAATTTAACTTACTTAAATCTAGTGCTTTAACATTAGTTGATTGCCCTTTTTCGCATGATTTATAAATAGCTGCTTTCTTCTCTGCTATAATTAAATCTTTGTTGTTTTTAAGAGCTTTAAATAAACTTTCTTTATCGTTGAAACTCTCGTTTAGTTCTTTACAATGTATCATTTACATACTGTTTTATTACCTTTTAAAACATTAATTTTAACTTCAAACGCTCTTCTCATCAATTCGTTATCAGTTTTTAACATTTTGTCTTGTAAGTCTTTTATAATCTCTTCTTTAAAATTGTCTTTGTAATTATTCATGTTTATTTTTTAAAACTATAAAATGTTTCTGTGTAAAACTCTTTTAAATCATCGTTTTTAATATTATTTATCTTAATTAAAGCTTCATTTAACAATCCTAAAGCCTCTAAAGAAAGGTCTAAATCTTTTGTAATCTCTTTAATTAATTCAATGTTTTGTTTCATAATTATTCGTGTGTTTTAATACCAAGATCATCAAGATATTGCGTTGCTTGCTCTATTGATAATCCGCTTTGTGTTAAGTTTCTAACTGCTTGCGATAACTTCAAAGCAGAATCAATCTTTTTGTTTTTCTTTTCTGCCATTGACGGCAAGTGATCGAAACTTGCCTTAATGTTTCTGTTAGTTAAATTAGATATATTCTTAGCTAAAGGGTTAACAAATGGTTGTATAACATTCTCAACAAAATTATTTTCAACCTCTGCCTTGTTGGTAAAAGTGTCGCCTTCTTTGTAAGCTTTGTAAATCTCATTAGGTATACGCATAGTCTGAGTCACTAAAGGAACATTGTTTTCTAATAATTCCTTAAAACCTCCATCCTTGTAAGGTATATGTGTGGCTTTGTATCCTAACTCTGTATTAGTTGCTATAATACCGTTACCAGTTGCTACACCTCGACTATCAAAACCTTCCTCGATAGCTTTTTGCTCCTTCTTCCCTAAAGGCATAGCGTTTTTCATGGCGTCGCTTGATTTTTCTTTGTAAATCATAGCGTTACCAATCTTGTTAATGATTTTATTTTCTGCTTCTGTAGCTAAACTCAGGTTGGATAACCTGTTTCTTAAAGCGTCAATTCTCGACCTAGAGGTAAAAGGGTTTTGGTCGATACCATTAAACAAGTCGTAGTATGGTAGTATTTCACCGTATTTAAACGAAGTAATAACATAAATATCAGTATAATTAAACTTTAAATCTTTTACACTTTTTATATCGTTGTTCTTGTAAAAAAGCGACTTTTTAAACTGATCCGAATGGTCAATTTTAGAAGTATCTAAGTTGTAAATAGCTTTAGGAATATCAAACCCCCCAAGTGTGTATGGTTTTTGATAAGTGTATCCGTAAACTTTAGTAAACCAAACTAATTGAGTAATAAACTGTTCTTTAGTTTGATAAGGATTAGGGTTATTGAGTAAATTAACTACCTCACTATTTTTTATTTCGTTTCCGTTAGCGTCTTCTTCAATAAACCTTACTTTACTGGCATAATCAGAAAAGATATCTAAACAAGTTAACAAAACATCAGAATCAAGCGCCAACTCCATGTTATCACAACTAGAAAAAGAGGTAGACGAATTCATGTTAACCCATTTACCATCCTTTAATCTAACTACTTTGATTTTATTTCTGTTTGTAAAATTACTAAAAATACCCATAAAAAAAGCCAACACTTGTTTAAGTATTGGCAAATATACAAAATATTATTTTATGTGGTTTTAATATATTAAAGCAACCCGTCTACAAAACTTATTTTGGACTCTACTTTACCAAGTTTAATATAGTGGTCTGAATAATTTATATCTATCAATTCTATTAATTCTTTAAAATCGTTAGTGTTATTTTTTCTTTTAATATCAGCTATAAGTATTATACCTTCTTCAAACCAATCAGGATTAGTTTCAATTAATTTATTTATTCCTACTGGTATTTGATGACTCATAAGTTCAGTATCAAACACGTAGTTTAGCATTTCGTATACATCATTTATATTAGTTGATAATCTACCATCTAAAATTGAAAAAGCTGTTTTTAAAGATACTCTCATTTTGTTATGTTGTTTTAATTAGTAAACTCTATTTTGTGCCCCGCTTCTAAAGGTGTGTAAAAATTTATATTACACTTAAATGTTTTTATTTCATCTATCCTACCCGACACAAGTGTAACAAAAATATCTTTTTTCAAAACCCCATAAGTCGCTAAGAATACATGACCGCTATCATTCTTAACTAAACAAGGTAAATTTAACTCTTTTCTTACTGGTTGTGTGTATTTAATTTCTTTCATGTTGTTTATTTTATTTACTCAAATATACGCAATACATTTGACGTGTGCAAGTTTATTTTAATTGTATTGTTATTGTAGTTAATTAAAGATCATAGTATTTGTCATACATTTCATTAATGCAGTCAGCATCATACAACCTACCATTATCATCACTATATGTATTGCCACCTAAGTATCTTAAACCTCTACTGTCTTTCCAGTTGCCGAAATTCATTTTTGGTTCACTCTTTAACTTTGTAGAACGACAGCTATAACCAACAGCTTTTAGTATAATTTCCGCACAGTCATTAATAAACTCGTCATTTAATTTATTAATGTTGTGTTTTTTTAGTAAAGCCAATTTAACTTCTACTACTATTTCGTTTTTTGTTTTCATTTATAAAATGTTTTGTTAATAATTTTCATTATTTTTTAATATGTACGAAAACTTTCGTTTGTTATTGTTTTTAAAAAGTAACTAATCTAATATTAGACATATAAATGTGAGTCGTTGCGTAAGTAAGTACTTTATAGTAATCGTTGTTTATTACATCTACTTCGTATGCTAAGTCTTCATCGTTGTAGTATAGATAACCGCTTAATTCTATATCTGTATCTAAGTCAACTGTAAAAGTAAAATCAAATATTTCATTCTCTTTAATTTTATTACCGTTGATATCTTTTATTAAATAATCTTTCATTTTAAATATTATTAATATTTTTATTTGTGTCAATTACAAACACTTCATAACTCATGGCGTAATGAACTACAACTCTAATATATCTATTACTATCTAACTTATCAATATTTACAGTCTTGTTAAACCCTCTCAAATACTTTTTAGCAATGATATTACTAGAAAAGGATTTATCTATACTGTAACACTCCGTCGACTCAATTTCAACGCTGTAAAACTTCTTATTTGAGTTTACTTTAATCTCGTTAGTGTTAGTGTTGTACGTTACTTTCTGTGCTGTTAAGTTTATTGAAAGTAATAAAATGATTATTGTTGTTAAAGTTTTCATGTTGTTTTATTTTGATTACACTTCAAATATAATAGTTTTAATTAAGAAAACCAAATTTATTTGTTATTTCTATCAATAAATTCTTCTTTTACTCTATATCCGCAAATAGGAGGATATGTTTCTTCAATAACTCCGTACTCCCCATAATCATGATGGATTTGACATTCGTATTTTATCTTTCCTTCATTTGAAAGCTCTCTTAAATATTTCCTCGCTTGATACACACTTGTATTCATATATTTTGATATTTTTTTAGCAGAAAAAAGAATTTCGTAAAAATCAGCAGTCAATCTATTATCAATCATAAATCTAAATAATTGATCTTTTGTTATTTTATTATACTTCATTTTATTTCGTTTTAATTGTTTTACCCTGCTAAGATATAACTAATAAATGTAACTACCAAATAAAACTAAAAAAATCTTTCAGGAAATTGCGTTTTAACTAATTTCGATAATAAAGCAATACTATCTGGTGCGTCATCATCTTTACCTTTTTTCTTTGTATACCTAGTTAATTGAGTCACTGCTTTTGCGTAATCACTATCGGGCGCAACATCTGACCTAAAATGAAAATTAAGTCTAACGTTTTGAGATTCGGCAATAATACGACCATGTTTGTTAGCTGAATTATTTACTCCTCCAACATATCCATTTGAAATATTTAAAAGATTCTTGTAGAAGATCGCCCCGTGGTTGTTTGTTTCAACTAAGGTACAATCTATTTGATTCTTTCGTATTATTTCAGCTGTTAAAGGGAGTGTGTACTCTGTGTTTTCTTTTGTGAATAACCATTCAGTTACGTAAAAATCCGACCCAATTAAAACACCGCTAGGAAAGCTAAAAGAGTCTGTTCCTTCGTCCGCAACGTCAATTGCTCCAGCTGCATACTCTTTATTATGGATATTTAATTCATCCATGGTAAAGTAATTTAATTCAGTGGAAGGAAAAACAACATCACCACTAGGGACTGGATTCTGCATATATTGCGTCTCGAATATATGTGCAGTATGTGTACTTTGTTTTAGCTTAGTTATTTCATCTAAAGGATATCGCCACTCCCATAACAAACGACCATCAGGAAAAATAACAGGCATTACAACAAATCTAGCTTTATTACTATTTACCCCATAGTAGTCAATTAAAGCGTTGGTAACATCTGTTTGACCTGCTCTTTGTTGAATGTTGGCTATTGGTGTATCTGGTGAGTTTTTACGAGAAAAAACAGTATTAAACATTACGTCTGTTACCGCATCATTATTTGCGTTTTGTGCTGCTGAATCTTTAATTTTATTCAAATCATCGCAATAAATACCACCTTCAAACTCAATACCTCTTAAGTGTTTATTTTCTTTTAAGTATTCTCGTTCGTCTTCTTCATTTAGAATAGAAGGTCTGTCTGTCATCTCACCCGCTCCAAATCCCGTGATCTGTCCAAAAATAGAAGCTGTAGTTAAAGAACCACCACCGACAAATCCAATAACATCTTTACTGTTTTGATCTTTTGATATTTCAAGACCGTACATCCTTTTAAATAACGGGTGTGTAAGTATTTTTCTAATGTCAGTAGTTGTCTTTTTTCTAAGGTTATCAGAAGCAGTTATATATAAAGAATTAGAACTATGGCGCATACCAATACTCCTACAGATACACATCATCATTATAAGGGTTTTAGAGCACCTCGGAGGTATATTAATATTCAATAATTGAACTTTATAGCTTGCAAAATCTTCAAAGTGTTCGCACAACTCCTCATGATGCCAGTTGTATTTGAATTTTTTATTCTCCGTAACTCTAAAAAAAAGCGAAGTAAAATATAACAGTGATTTGTCACATTTACTTCGCAATAGTATTATTTGTTCGTGGGTTAAATTTTCATATTTGTTCATCCCACAAAGATAAATAAAAGAAAATTACTCTATATTATAGTATTTTTTAATCATTTCTTCAAAGTTATTTAAAAACTCTTTTCTTAGTTCTCTTGTTTTGAATATAAAAAAGTAATTTCTACTCACTGTGTGTTCAAACAGTAATTTTGCTTTAAATTTAAAATTCATTTGTTTTTATTTTTTCTAACTCTTCTTTTATAAAGTCAACACCTACTGGATTAGCTGAGTGTATATAAATGCAAGGTAGTTCTTTTTTGTTGTTATTACAGTAATTAACAAGCCATTTAGCGCAATCAGCTCCTGTCTTTTCTTTATAAAATTGCTTCTTCCATTCTTGAAATTTTTTGCTTTCGATATAATTATTCCAGAAATACTCAGGTGTATAATGTTCTTCATGTAAATCATGGTCAAAGGAAATTGAATCAGGTAAGCCGTACAACTCTATCCATTTAACAAATTGCTCGTAATTTATTACCCAGTTTACATTGAATTGTTTACCATGCCTACCTTTAGGTACTTTTTTTCATCGTTGATATAAGGATTCCTTGTATCGTCTAACCAAAGTAATTTTTTCATTTGTTTTAATTTTAATATTACACTACAAATCTAACACTTAAAAACTATATAACCAAATATTTTAACAAAAAAACAAGCTGCAAACACAACTTGTTTTAATTCGATTTGTTACGACCAAATCTTGGGCGTTATTCCTCCCCGCAGTCTTATCGTAATTAGGCAGTATGATATGATTCTTGTCTACTTCTACCAAGCATTACGACTAGCGACCTTACCGACAAGTAAAGATTTTTTCCAAGTAAACACCTTTATGTTTTTAGTTCCTTAAAGCATATGCCGCACCTTTACCGCATACCTCTAAAAACTTAATTATTTTTTTTATGTATTTCATGTCCCCCGAGTTTATTTTATATGTATCAAAAACAGTGCCGTTTATTTCTTTGCACTTAAAACCATATAGTTTATAAGGTGAAATATAGCTCCAATTCCAAAGAATATAGATAAATAAGGGTTATCACAAAGAAACATTAATACACCTAAATTAGTTCCTCCTACAAATGATATTATTTTTTTCGTGTTTAAATCGTTCATTTTGTTTTGTTTTTAATTGTTATTTTGTTTTATTTTAGTTGTAAACAATCCTATTAAAGACTCACTAAGAACCTGTTTTTTTTCTTTAAACGAAACAGCTTCTACATGCTTAAAATAAGTTTTAATAGATTCATTAAATATAATTTCTTTTTCTCTTGATGTTAATAGTTTCATTTTGTTTTATTTTTAATTACACTGCTAAACTACAACTAATTATCCTCACTACCAAATACTTTAACATTTATTTTAAAAAATCTTTTTCTAAATCCCCTAAAGCTTCATTAGCTTTTTGTAAATCTTCTTTTGTAACTTCTCTGTTTACGTTTATGTTAGTAGATTCAACCTCTGTTTTGTCGCTCCAACCCATGTTCTTTAGTAAGAAGATATCAAAACTCGTACCGCTCATTTCGTAGGAGTGCTCTACTGTTAACTTAGCTCTTTTTACGATATATCTAAACTCTTCTTTTTTAGCGTAGTCGTCCCAGGAAGCCCTAGAAGAGAACCCCACAAATAAAGTCATACCTGTAATAGATGCTTTTTCACCTTCTAAAATACATTGTTGAAAGTATTCAAAACATTTATTTTCTAAATCTTCTGGTGTATCAAAATGTGGGGGTCTTCCGTTCTTAGTTATATTAAATTTAAACTTGTTTTTTTTTAGTGTCATTGTTAATTATTTTACTACAAATATAACAATTTACACACAAATACGTAAATTACTATTTGTTTGTAATTTGATTAATCATTAAATCAATTCTAGATTTAATTCCGCCTAGCACACAAATTTCATCTTGATGATTATTTATATAATCTTTCTGAGGTTTGCTGTTATAATCATTAAACGCCTTAGAAATTGATTCTACTCTTTTTAAAAATTCATCTCTTTTCATAATGTTAATCTAACATAAAGTAATCTTTTGTAGCACTTCTGGCTTCTCTTACTGCTATTGCATACTCCTCTCTTCCTGCGACAAGAATATTAATCAATTCTCTTTTAGCTTCCATATACGAATCATAGACTTTTTCTCCATATTCTATGTTTGTGCTTAGTTTTTTTTTAATACCCCATTCTATAGCGTTAGGAACTTCAACTACATATTTAATCATAATCCGATTGATTTTGCTGTTATACTTATTACCTTACTAGTAGAAAGACTAGTATATTTCTGTGCAGCTTTTTTAATACATGGTTTACAATAAAATCCTGCTATCATAGATGTAGTATTCTTTGGAATTTCAAATACACTTCCGCACTTTTGACAATTTGCTTTACTCATGATTTCTACAAGCTTTTTGATATAACATTAAGTAGATTATTTAATTCGTTTTCCGCTAATTCTATGTTTTTAGCTGAAGTACTACTATTAACTATAACGTCTTTCTCGTTATACATTTTTAACATTCTTGTTAATGTGTCGATTCTTTTATAAAGTTCTTCTATACTCATTTTTTTTAATTTTAATTATTATTTACTTTTAACTGTTTTCTAATATCTGAAATACTATACACATAAACAGTGTCTTTTTGTGTTATTACTGTTTTAGTATATTTTATGTTCACTTGTTTTGTAGATATTATTTCGCCATTAAAAGAGGTAATTCCAAGTATAAAACCAGTTATAAGAGCTAGTGCAATAAAAAAAATACTTATTTTGTCGTTTGAATCCATTTTAATCTATTTTATATCCTTTGTTTTTTAATTGTCTTTTTATTGAATTTATACAATCTTTGTTTGTTGGTATGTTTTCAATGTTTAAAGTAGGTGTATTTTTATCTTTTTTCCGTTTATTCACTGTGTTAAAAATTGTTTCTTCAACTACATAATCATCAAATTCCTGCATAAGAGTTTCTAGTTCATTATCTGATACATTTTTTAAAAAAGCTTTACTGCTTTTAATCGACTTTTTTATTTCACTTTCCATTGTTTTAATTTATTTGTTATTTTTACGTAATTCATTTAGTTTATTTTCTAGCCAAAAAACATAATCATCTGTAAAACAAACCATTTGCAAAACTCCTTTAGCAGTTGGTTTGTCATAGATATCCCTGTATTCTTTTCTTATTTGTAAATAATGTTTATCCATTGTTTTAATTTATTTATTTTTACTTTTGTTTATTTATTTTATTAAAGATTGTTTTAAAAATATTGTTTGATTTATTATTTATAGCAGAATCAAATATATATCTTAAATTATCCAAATCAACAACACTAGTATGTGTAAGCTCCTGTGTAGTTACATTAAATTCTTTTACTTTGGTTTCTGTATTTACACAACTGTATTCAGCTACTATTTTCGCTAATCCGTTTTGTAAATCAAACGTAAAACTTCTTACATTTACCCTTGGTTCTCCGAGAGACTCAACTGGTGTAGTACCTAAAAATATTTTATAATTACTATGCATTGTTTTAATTTATTTATTATTTTATTTATTGTTGTTTCTTTTTTTAACCATCCATCAAAATCAGCACTACAACTACCTTTTAATAGTCTTTCAGCCTTATAATGCAACCCACTAAGAGCGCAAGTGTCGTTTTGATTATAAAAACAATTTTTGCACGTTTTTACTACTGACTTTCCATTTTTTATAGTCCTGTTTTGTGGTGGTTGTGGTTTCATTCTATTATAATATATTCATTACCTTTTTTTACTACTACTTTTTTGATATTTAATTCTGTAATATACCTATCATTAAATTTATATTTTTTCTGTAATATATCTATTAAAGGCTTTAAGCAGTTGTCAATATCAAAAAGAGTATTTACTCCTATTTCTATATTTAGCTTTGTAAAATCTTCTTTAAATTTATTAGGAAGTAAAAGTAATAATTTTCTTTCGTATTCTTTGTATTTAGGTGTTTTAAACTTCCTACCTCTCCAAGCTTCATTAACTGATAAAGGCTTTATATTTAGCCGCATAAAACCCAATATATTGTAAAGTTACAAGGTAAAATAGTAAATAAAAAGTCTAAAAACTCAGTTTTACCGTTACCAAAATAATCGTTAATTTCTTTAATAGCTCCAAAAACAAAAGAAGGAATTACGATAGATAATTCAAAACCAGTTAATTTATAAATTAAGTAACCTATTAAAGTATATATAAAACCTATGTAAAAATGTTCAAGCTTGTCTTTTTTAGGTATTATAAAGCTTTGTAATTTTATTAACTTTTGTATTATGTTGTTCATTTATTTAATCTTTTGTATTGTCGTTAAGTTCTCCGTGTATTGTAAGATAATGCAATTGCTCTCTGTAAACATATCTTTTTGTAGGAATACTGATAAGAGTTAGTTTTCTGTTAAATAACCTCTCTATATTCTCCCCTACTTTACTAAACCAATTATTTGCGCTCTCAATATCGGTAAATACATCGGAATAATAACACTTTTCGCCTGTTTTTGTTTCTGTCTCAAATATTAGATACATACCTGTCAATCGTTTTATAATTTATTCAAATTTACGTATTAAAATCAACATACGCAAATTTATTTTATTTTTATTGCTTTGTATTCTGTTAATATTTCTTTTAATTTCTTCCTGTTAAAAACTTTTTTCTTTCCTGTATCTAGGTTTATTAAAGTGTCTTTTAACCCTAAATCAAAGCCAGTACCGACAATTGAGTATCTTGTTTTACCTATCAAAACCAACCTTGAAATTATTTCGTTTTTATCGTTTATAATCTGGTTTATCATTTGTGAAAATATCTTTCAAATAATCTAATTTATTATTGTTAGTATAATAATTTATTGTATCATAAGGATTTAAAAAAACAACTCCTTTTTTCCTTGATTTTTGAAGTTTATAACCGTGCCTCCCCATCCACCAAAGAAACACATCGATAGTAAATATATGTGCGTCAACTCTATTAATATTTTGCAGAGTCTCTTTAGCGTTACTGTCTTTGTATTGATTAAATATTGATTTAAAAAAATCTTTTTGGTCGTGAAAATCTTTTAAAAATTCTGGTAAATTTTCTTGATTTTCCATATATTCATCTAAACTCATTTTATCTTATCGTTTATTTCTTTATCAACCCTACACACTCAAGCATTTCAAAAGCTTGCTGTAATTCTTGTAAGTGCCAAATTTTATCGTTTTTTTCATCTGTAAAACAATTATAATCAAGTTTTACAAATCTTTTTAAAAAATCATCAAATGTTATATTCATTTTGTTTTAATTTTAATTACACTACAAATGTATTGATAGTTATTTGTTTTACCAAATGTTTTAACGTTTATTATATTTTGAGGTTAATTTTAACTACTTGAACTTTCCCAATATCCGCAAGCCCATGAATCCATTAACTCATCACAGTTATTACAAAACCTATTTCTTTCTAATTCTAGTAAACCTATCATACTAATAGTTGTATGTCTGTAATCGTCTTTAGTGCCGCAATTACGGCAATTAGTAATACCTTGATCTATTTTTTCTACTGTATTTTTTTTACTCATAATTTATTTTTTTTAATTCACTGCTAAGTTAACACATAGCCACCATACCACCAAATGTTTTAACGTTTGTTTTTTATAAATGTGTTGTAAATAATTAATTTACCACAACTTTCTTAAACCTAACTTTACTCATTTGAACAAGTCTCTTGTTATCATCGTATACACTATAATAATATTTGTTCTCACTAACTAAATGATATAATTTGTATTTTGTAAGCATTTTATAATTACCATTATCTATACAAATTAACATTTCACTCAAAGTACTACATTTATTTATGATCTTTAGTATTTCTTCAACTTTCATCTTACTGTTTATTTTATTATTACTACAGCTAAATTATACATAATAAACGTAACCGCCAAAAAATTTAACACTTATTTTTTTACCTTTTCGTTAAAATGGTATATCATCATCAGGATCACCAAACGCCTCGTTCGGCGTTATTTTAGGTAGTTCTTTTTTTTCTTCTTTGAACTCTGTAAATACTTCATTGAACGGGTTATGTTTTTTTCTAAGATACTGCACAACATCTTCTTGGTAATCCCTACCACATTCTAAATCTATTTTATACGGCGACCAGTGCATTACCAATGGTTGTTCAGGGTGCGTCTCTCCTCCTCCTGTCAGTTTATTTCTAACATTCTCTATTTGTATTCTGTTTTCGCTTGTACCTCTAGTTCGGTTAATATTGTAAGTAAAAGATGCTTTGTTAAAATACCAACCTCCCTCAGCTTCATTAGAAGAAACGTCTCCCTCTTTTCTTTGCCCCGACATTGTAGGGTGCTGTGATAAATGCACGCTGCAATACTTCTCAGTATGTTTAAGCAACTCTTTACCCGCTGTTTTACCGTCTGTAAACTCATTACCAGAACTAGAAAACCCACTATCAAAAGAGTTCGCAGGATCTAAAACTAAAGCGTGTATTTTTCTACCTTCTTTAATTAAAGATTCACAAACTTGCACTCCTTCTTTCATGCTGTCAATATCTAAAAATATAAAATGATCGTTTACCCATTCGCTAACTTTTTTATGTAAAATCGGATTTGTTTTTTTTACTAAACTTTCTTTTTCACCTAAAAGCGTATTCATGAAATTAACTTTCACACTCCAATCCAAATTCTCTTTAAAAGCAACTACCCATGTCAAATCATTTACAATTGACCACATTAAAAAACAAACTTGCTGTATAGTTGTTTTTCCGTCTCCTTTTTTACCTACAACCGCGTAAT